AGCCTGTGCGTTAGCCGCATCGCTAATCGCTATCGTGATTAAGGTGTCCTGTGCAGCGGCCCAGCTAGAGCCGTTCCAACGATACATCTTGTTGCCATCGTCTGTATCAAACCAGATGTCACCAACCCCCTGTGCAGTTGGTGCGCTAGTCTGGAAGAAGCTGACAATCTTGCCGTCAGCGGCTGCTTCAGCATCAGAGATGGCTAGAATGTATGGGCTATTCAGCGGATCGTAAACTGTAGGCGCAGTCGGTGTGACCAAGGCTTGTTCTTCTGCATCCCAAGCGTAGATGGCCGCATTCTCTTCAATCAAAGTCATCGGCACTTGACCGGTGCTATTGATGTTCTGCGTCATTACGCGGAAAGGCTTGTCGGCCCAACCCAGCGGCTCAAACGAGAGATAGACAACATCTCCGACTTCGCAGCCAAGCGCCTTCATATTGAAAGTGGCAGAGAACTTACCGCGATACTGCGCACGTTGCAGAACCTGCTTGGCGATACGCTGTGCGCGACGCCCCTCCTCTACCCAAGGCAGATCAAGCGTCTGCATACGCTCAATATCATCGATGGAAGTTATTGAGATCGTTGGATATTCTATGGGCTGATAAAGCGAGTTTCCACTTGGGTCTGTGTATTTGCCGTGAACAGCGTTGATTGACTTGTCCAAACCATCAGTCTGATTCCATGTGAAATCATCAAGAATGTCATTATCGTCAAACTCAAGCACCGGAGTAGCCAGATCATTCTTCATGACCGTGATGGACAGGCGACCATTAGAATCGCGCAGAGTGCCGTTCATGCAGGTCAGGAATAGCTGGATAATATCCATCCGATTATCGGCATCAGAACCCACCCCAGCGGTCCGATAGCGTGGCTGAGTACCACCCGCTGCCAACGTGATAGCTTCGTCGCAGATGTTTGCGGCTGTAATGAAGGAGGCAAGATCGATGCGTTCCGGCGGGACACCACAGCCGACTGAGAGCTTGCTGTTGATGTTATAGCCCAGAAGGAACCAAAGAAGCTGGAGAGCCGGGTTGTCACGATTCGTGCTTGCGCCACCACCCCAAGTGGTTTGGTTATTTGCCCGTTCAGACCCAGACCCGCCAGTAACCGTGCTATCCCGACGCGGATCATATAGCTTTGCACCCTTGCCCTTAATTGTGATGCGATTTGGCAAGCCATTGACCAGAGGGCTTTCAGCCTTTTTATCATTGCCTGTTCTCTTAACCCGGAAATAGACATACGCGCATCCAGTTAGGCGGCAACTAGAACCCCAGATTCCACCACCATTGATAGAGATGGTATTAGCAGATGTCCCTACTGCGCGAGTTGCAACTGTTAGATAGCCGACGTAACGGCCCTGCACACCAGCCGTTGTCCAAGCAAGTTCATCATCGAAGTAAATCTGATCGATGCTCTCAACTTCATGCGCGGCAACGGCAATGATATAGTCAAAGTATTCTTGATCGGTCCCGGATGGCTCATAATAGCGAATATCCGTATTCATGGCAGTCTCGCCAATTACGAACTTGCGATGGGCTTGTGGGTCAAATGATGCGTTTAGGCGGCTTGCTTGAGCCTTCGGCATTTTCGGACCGAATAAGGCCTGAGATACTGTCCCAAGCGCCATGCCGACACCAGCAGCAAGCAGTGCCTTAGAAACAGCAGGGCTAAGTTGCGGGACAAAAATAGCAACGCCAATAACTACAGCCGCAATAGCAAGTTGCTTTAGAACTCTACCCACGGCCCACTCCCCAAGTCTTGGTCAAGACGCTACGATCAATCATGGTATAGCCGATTTCTGTCGCAAAAACAGCCTTGGCGTTTACCACAACTCCGACAGACCCATCATAAAATGCTAGATCACCAGTCTGAGCAAATCCGATAGGAACCTCTTCAAATCTAGTATCAATAAATGCCTCTAGATTATCAGCGCCAAGTGATTTGAGCATTTTAACAGATGTTAAAAGGCTATCATATTTGCCGACATCAGCCATTGGGTTTTCACCTGTCATGGCTTCTACAGCACCAGAAACAAAATTAGCACAATCAAATGAGCCGTAACTAAACTGGTCTTTACGCTTGCTTACCAGATAGTCTGATAGGGCTTGTTCCCAGTTTGATATGCGGCGAGTCATTATTTAAGATTGAAATCAGTTGTTGATTCGCCAAAATTTCCGCCAAATCCAAAGCTGCCATCATAAGAGGTCATGACACCAGTCTTAAATGCACCGTTTGCGGCAGCGATTGAACGCGCTGCTGACTCATCCCCAGCGTCATATTCTTTCTGCATCTGGTAGGTTTTATTCTGAGTTACAGACAGGCTCACCAGATAATTCTCAATCGATAGGGTAACAGTCTGAGATTGAGCGGAGCCATTGATCGTGATGTCATTCATGTAGCCGGTGTAATAGCTATAGACCTCACCAATCTGCGTCTCGTTTTCATCAACCACATACCACCAGAGCCGAGCGGTGCGCCCCTGCCAGTTGTCCTTGTCGCCAATCGTGTTGAGGAAATCGACGTTGTTTACAATCAAGCCGGACATCGAAACCGTTACTTGGTCCGATCCTGTCTCATTGTGCTGCACCTCAGAAACGCCAATCAGGTCTGACGGATACGGCACATAGGTATCGCCATCTAGATCGGGATCACCCGTGCCAGAGAATGTCTTGTCGTAAAGCCCTGTAGTGGCCCTCACAGGGTCACCAACGATGTCTAAGAAGCAAACCCACCTAACATAGACTAATGGCGCTTCAACCGCCGCCTGAAGGGTCGGGGTAAGATTCGACATTAGAAGCACTCACGCAAATTAAATGAGAGCGAATAAACCAGACCGGGTTCGACAGAATAACCGGGGTCTTCGACGAAATACATCAGCGCATATGGATTCTTAAACTCAATGGCTGCGTTGTCAGCCGGGGACACGCGGATTGCTGGCTCAAACGAGATTGTCGCCTGACCAGAGCCGTTAGATGTGACGTTAGCCGTAAGCTGAAGAAGCTGATTGCCAATCGTCACGAATTGACCGGCGTAAAGCACTGTCGTCGAGTTGGGCCAGCCATCCGTATTGATTGAGCGTCCAGTCTGACCAGCACCATTAACGAGCGGTGTGGCGGTCGATGCAGACTGAGCAATCTCATTCACAGGAACTTGGAAATCGTTAGCAGCACCACGCGCAAGTCCCATAAAGGCCCGCCAAGCGTTAACTGATGTCTCTCCAACAATAGGAGGCAGGGTCAAACTGCATTCCCACCAACCGCGACCAGAGGCCAACACCTGACGCGCACCTGTCCACTCAGACACATTCTGTTGTGCGGGCTGCACAAGCCGCCATGCCATTGTTGCTGGTTTAGGCGAACTAGGGAAGGTGATCGTAGTCATTAGCTAATTGTTCCCGGTAGGCGAGTTCGTGATGCTGCTTTCATTGTGCGGTTCTGAGCGGCAGCAATGATGTACGGAGCAGCCTGTGCAATACCCTGCTCAACCTGCATACGCACAGCGGCAGGATCGGATGCTCCACGGGCATCAACATTGATGACCATGCCGTTGCCCAGTTTATTGTTTGGCACAATAGAACCGCTGCGTGATGGAACAAACATCTCAGGTCCACGTTCACCAACCATGTATGGTGTGCCAGCCTGAACAGAGCCACCAATAGCTTTACCCGGAAGCGATGGGGCAAAGATGCTCTTAAAGAATCCACCAATCGATTTGACCAATTGCTCAGTCACATAGATACGCATCAACTCGCTAATGATCGATGATGCCATGCTTCTAAATGCGCTCTTAAAGCCTTGCGTTCCAGTAATCAGACCTTGGAAGGCATTCCCAAATGAAGATGCGATTGAATCAGCAAGCTCAGTAGCTTCATTCGTAATAATCTTCATCGGACCCTGAATGCCTTTGAGGCTTTCCATGATCTGGTCCGAGTTAGGCAAAACCTGAATAAGAGGATTATCTTGAGACGCCTTCATCATCGGCACATCGGCTTCCAACTGTTGCCGAATAGCTTGGCGATAGGCATCCCAAGAACTGTAATTCTCAGGTGTTAGAATATCTGTTTTCTTAGCCGCTTTTGCCGCGCCGCCTCCAGATTTCTTTCCTCCAAGGATACTAGGCACATCCATAGATGGCACTTTAGGGGCTAAAGGCGTAAAAGCCGCCCTGTTAAATTGACCAGTAGGGTCGAAACTACCTCCACCGCGTCCACCTTTAGTAAGGCGACGACCACTTCTAAATGTGACTGCACCGCCAAAGTAGCTGCTTTCATTCGCAGGATTGGCAGCCCTGATTTCAGTGTCGCGGCTCTTTTGATTAATTTGCTTGAAGAAATTACCAGCAGCGGCAGCGGCACTTGCAAACGCATTAGCCAAGGCAAGTAGTGCATCGGCATTTTCAGCAACCGCAATTGTAAAGCGAGTCTTCAAAACTTCAGCTAATGTAGCCATCTTATCAGCAGCTTCATCAGCCTTAGCAATAGTAGCCTCATCCATGATAAGGCCCATTTCGGCAAGTTTCTGCGTTTGCTCTTCAATGGCAGAAGAACCTTGACGCAAGATCGGATCAAGCGCCTGACCGGCTTTACCAAACAATTGAACTTCAAGTGCGGCACGTTTTGCAGGGTCTTGAATTTTAGACATTGCATCAGCGATTTTGAGCATTGCCTGATCGGTTGTTAGTGATGCAATTTCACGCCCTGAAACACCTACAGCGCCAAAGGCTTGAATCATCTTGTCAGAGCCGAGCTTTGCCTCACCAAGTCGCTTAGTTAGCTGGGCAAAACCCTTTTGCATCTGCTCATTGGTAACGCCATTCTCAAGTGCAATGAACTTATAGGCTTGCAGTGCTTTAGTGGATGCGCCCGTCTGAGAAGCAAGCTCACCCAAGCTACCGGCTGCATCAAGTGCTTGACGGCCCATTTGCAAGAATGCGCCGGAGGTAACAGTTGCTACAAGAGCGGTCATAGCCCCTTTAACTGAAAGGGCTTGAGACGCCATGCCGGTTAGGCCAGTTTTGATTGAGTTGAACGCAGCAGCCGTTTTGTTAATGGCAGTGAACTCAAATCTAATTTGCTCATTTGCCATGCTTGCTGCGCTCCTGACTTATCTTAAAATATGCAAGCCACTCATTATACTCATCGATTGAGATTAGCTCTATCTCTTCTATGGTTCTTCCAAGCCGATCCGCCAAGGCTATGATATTATATCTGAACGGATCGGCCTTTAGTTTTTTTCATGATCCTCAAAGCTATTTGCAGTCATCATCTCACCGGCAATTTTGGTGATGACTTCGACTGGTTCACGCATCAGGGTGGGCTTGTCTTCAAGGGTGAAGAGCATATTCCCATCCCTATCCTGTGCCTTCATAATAATCATATCGACCATCCCTGCGATGGTGACGTTATTGATGAAGTTCGGATGTTTGCGCTGTAGCCTATCCAAATCGTGAGCTAAGAACTTACCAAAATAGAGAATGAAAGGGGCTTCATCCTCTCCTGACCATTCTGTGACCTCAAGGGTCTTTCGGGTTGAATGTTGTTTCTTCCTAATCAGGTCAATGAGAGACATGAGAACCCCTTCCTAATCTAAATTACGATGCAGTGCCGAGCGTCAAAGCGCCCGTTCCTTGAAACGAAAAGCTGGCTTCAACCAAACCGTCAAATGACGAATTGATGGTCGTCCCAGTGATGATAGCCGTGCCGGTGTAATACTTGTCACCAGTGGTCGCACCTTCGGGATACACGTTCAAAGTCACCTCAGTGCCATCGACAAGAGCGCCCTGACCCGTCGTGTCAGTTTCATCCCAAAAGCAATCCAGCGAACCAGACCAGCCCTTTAACGTGGTCTTAAACGTGCGCCAAGAATCGCCCATCGTGGTATCTTCTGCCGTGTCAGCAGTCGTTGCGATAGAAAACGAACGGATTTCAGCGACGGTATTAGCGCCAACTTTTACAGTACCTTCACTGCCAGTATGCGTAGCCATTATTCAACCTCCTCAGATTCAACGGATTCAACCGGCTCTTCCACCGGCTCTACAACGGGTTCTGCAACCCGTTCAGTGGGATGCCAGCCCTTTTCAGCGAAAGACTGCAAATCGCACTCAAGAACCCGGATAGGCTCCTTCGCGTCCTTATGATGAACCGTTACCATCTTCATCGTGCAGTCTCCACATCATTGATTGCTGTGATGTACTCACAAGCAAACACAAGCCGTGCCGAGGAGATCGGTTTCTCACCATCGGTGACAATATCAACCTCAGTGCTAGTCAATATACAGGATTTAGCGAGTCCGTTCAATTGGTAGTCATTGCCAATCGCTTCTTCGACATTAACGCAAAGAGTATCGATTGTATCTTGAATGGTCGTGCTGGCTCCGGTGCAAAGTATCTCGACTGATACATTGATAATCCGTTGCACGGTCCGGTTACCGATTGTGATGAGCGATGATGACTCATCCATCGTATACACAAGAATTGCTGGCAGCTTGGAATCGTCTAGAGCGTAGCGCCGCATCTTGTAGACATTGTTGCCGGTTGTCGGCAGACCCGTCAGGAGTGTGGCTATACGATCACGAATTTGCTGACGAACGTGAGACATTAATTCTTCTCCAGAATCAGGGTCGTCACGCCAAGGCCATCTGTAGCCACAACGCGGATCGTGTAGGTTACATTACGAATCTTCATCGCATCCCCTTCAGCAGCGTCTGGGATGTCCACAGTGCGGCAGACAAAGCTAGGCTTGGGGATTGTCACATCCATCATGTCAGTAGCGGTCACACTCGCATGAGGATTGTCGAAGATGCCATCAATCGTAATCGGACGCTTGTTGGTCTTAGTGTAAATGCCAGCAGTCCCGAAATCATCGAGTTCAAAGAAGATAGAGAGGTCGTCGTTCGACTCAACGCCCATTGGAAGGCTTTCTGCCACGCGGCTTAGGTTCGCGGAACTCTACAGGCTCAACGCGATTCTCAATCACAGCTTCGTCGTGAGGAACGGCCTTGCCATAGGCCATCAGGTCTTTACCTTCCGGCCCGCTCACTTCGATGATGTCGCCTACCTGACGGATAGCGCCACCTGCGACTGTCGATTTGATGATACGATACTTCATAATCTCTCCAAAGGATTGGGGGTGGCCGACTTCCGAGGCCACCCCTTCTCCCTAGTCGTTACGCAGCCGGTGTACCGAGTGCGAACGAAACAGCGTGACGGACAGCCACATCAACCGTCTGGAGGGCCACAACGCGGACCGTACCAGTGGTCGAAGAGGTGTACGGATCGACCGTCAGGTCGAGGCCGCCCCACATACCGATCAAGCAGTCGCTGAAGTTACCAAACAGGAGGTAACCGGCAGTTGCCTGATTCGAAACGATGGTGCGGTAGCCGTTCATCGTGCCATCTGGATCAACAGCGAAGATGGCTTGGTTGGTAGCCTTAGCCGTCGTCTTCAGCGTACCATAGAGGCCAGCCGGAGCGATGTAGGCAAGGTTGCCAAGCAAAGCGTTATCTTCAGCAACAAGCGTTTCGAGGCCGACGATTTCCGCCCAAGTCGGAGTTGCGCCAGCGAACGAATCGGTGTTGATGCCCGAAGTGCCATAAAGACCCGTCGGCTGACCCGAAGAGCCAGAACCCTTCAGCGCACCAGCGTCGATTGCGAGAGCCAAGGCTTGCGTGAGGTCGTCACGAACCAGAGCTTCCACAGACGGTGTGGACTGGAGGATAAGCTGGCGAGTCATGTCAGAGAATGCACCAACGGTTTTTGGCGACATCGTGACGCTGCCGAGGGTGAATTCCGACTCAGAAGCCGCACCACCTTCAGT